ATGACGATTCAGGAATTAATGGAGAAGAGAGCTAAGGTATGGGAAGCGGCAAAGAATTTTGTGGATACCCATGAGAATGAAAATGGTGTTCTGTCTGCGGAGGACAGTGCAACTTATGAGAGAATGGAATCGGAGATTGAGGATTTGACAAAGGCGATTGACCGCCACCGCAAGGCAGAGGAAATGGAAAAGAACCTGAACCAGCCGGTAAACCAGCCGCTGACCGGGAAGCCTTATGCAGGTGGCCGGGGTGAGCCAAAGACAGGACGTGCTTCTGATGAATACCGCAGGGCAATGCTGAATGCACTGAGAAGCAACTTCCGCCAGGTTTCCAATACCCTTCAGGAGGGCGTGGATGCCGACGGCGGTTATCTGGTTCCGGAAGAGTATGACAGAAGACTGGTTGACGTTCTGAATGAAGAGAATATCATGCGCCGTCTTGCTACAAGGATCGTGACTTCCGGGGAGCACAAGATCAATATTGCGGCTACCAAGCCGGCAGCAAGCTGGATCGAGGAAGGCGGGGCGCTGACTTTCGGGGATGCGACCTTTGACCAGAAGATTCTGGATGCACATAAGCTTCATGTGGCAATCAAGGTAACTGAGGAACTGCTTTATGACAATGCCTTTAATCTGGAAAATTACATCATTGTCCAGTTTGGAAAGGCACTTGCTAATGCGGAAGAGGATGCCTTCCTGAACGGAAACGGAACAGGGAAGCCGACCGGTATTTTTGACGGAACAGGCGGCGGACATCTGCTGAATACACTGGCGGCGGCTTTGAAATCAGATGACATGCTGGATCTGGTGTATGGTCTGAAGCGTCCGTACCGTAAAAATGCGTCCTTTATCATGAATGATGCAACACTGCCTTCCCTTAGAAAGCTGAAGGACAATAATGGTGCTTATATCTGGCAGCCGGCTTACCAGGCAGGGGAACCGGACAGGATCCTGGGATACAAGGTGGAGACTTCTGCCTATGCACCGAAGGACGGCATCGCTTTTGGGGATTACAGCTATTACAACATTGGTGACCGCGGAAACAGATCCTTTAAGCAGCTGAATGAACTGTTTGCAGGCAACGGAATGATCGGTTTTGTTGCAAAGGAACGTGTGGACGGAAAACTGGTTCTTCCGGAAGCCGTGCAGATCATGAAACTGAAAGCTGACTAATAGAAAAACATGGGAACTGGCAGGAAAAAGCAGATCTGCCAGTTCTGCTTTTGAGGTGATGCAGTTGGTTGTGACAGTAAAGGAAATGAAGAATTACCTGCGGGTGGATTTTGACGATGATGATGTGCTGCTTTCTGATCTGATCGAACAGGGGAAGCAGATCTGCATGGACGTGGCAAGGATCACGGATGAGGATGAGTTTGAAGATCTGCAGGGGACGAAGATTGCCGTGCAGTATGCGGCTGCATATCTGTATGAACACAGGGAGGAAGCGGATCATCATCAGCTGGTGATGGACCTGCGGAGCCTGCTGTTTGGAGTGAGGAAACCGGGATTCTGAGGTGGTTGTTTTGAATATTGCATTGATGAATGAAAAGGTGATTTTTCAGAAGTGTTCTGTTGTGAAGGACGGAATTGGGAATCACAGGAATGAGTGGACAGAGGATTACTGCTGTTTTGCAACGATAGGCGGTGAGGGGCTTGCCAGTTCCAGGGAAGCGGAAACCGCAGGGACTGTGGTGGAAGATGTGGGAATGATTGTGACGGTGCGGTACTGTAAAAAGACTGCAGGCATCCGGTCTGTTACCCACAGGATTCTGTTTCGTGATCAGGTGTATGATATCGTGAGTGTGGATCATCTGAATTATAAGAAGAAGTGTCTGAAATTCACATGCAGGAAGGTCCGGAGGTGAGAGTATGGCAGGGGACAGATGTACGGTCAGCCAGATGGCAGATGTGATCATGGAAGGCCTGGCAGAGTATGCACAGCTTGCAGCTGAGGACATGAAGAAAGCTGTGAAAAAAGCCGGGGCAGAGGCGAAGAAGGATATTCAGGCTGGTGCGCCGGTGAAGACGGGAGCATATAAAAAAAGCTGGACGGCGAAGACTACGAAGGAAACTGCCAATGCAATGGAAATCGTGGTGTATTCCAGAAACAGGTACCAGCTGGCCCATCTTCTGGAGTTTGGCCATGCCCTGCGGAAGGGCGGCAGGACAAGGGCGTTTCCGCATATTGCACCTGCGGAGGAGCGGGCTGCACAGATTCTGGAACAGGAAGTTGAGAAGGCACTGCGGTAACTGCAGGAGGTGAGAATGTATGACGCTGGAGGAACTGGCAGGGATGCTGGAAAAGACAGGGATTCCTTTTGCTTATGATCACTTTGCAGAAGGGGAAAGTCCGGATCCGCCGTTTATTTGTTATCTGCTGCCGGGCAGTGATAACTTTGCAGCGGATGGCCGGGTGTATTTCCGGATCAGTGAGGTGCGGGTAGAGCTTTATACGGACCGGAAGAATCCTGAGGCGGAAGCGGAAGTGGAGACAGTGCTGGATAATGCCGGGATTTTCTATAATAAGTCGGAGGTGTGGATCCAGAGTGAGAGGCTGTATGAGGTGCTGTACAGTATGGAGCTATAACTGAATGGACGTGCGGATGGAGAGTGTCCGCATTTTGTTTTGGATGGAGGTATGAGATGTCTGAGAAGAATAACAAGGTTAAATATAATCTGAAAAATGCGCATTATGCCCTGCTGACCATCGGGGAGGACGGAGCAGTGACTTATGGCATGCCTGTGGCTCTGCCGGGTTCTGTTTCGCTGTCTCTGGATGCCAATGGCGAACCGGAGAATTTTTATGCGGATGGGATTGCCTATTATGTGATCAATAATAATATGGGTTATGACGGGGATTTGGAACTGGCATTGATCCCAGAGAGTTTCCGGACGGATGTGCTGAAGGAGAAACTGGATTCCAAGGGGGTTCTGGTCGAGAACTCGGATGCGGAACTGGCACAGTTTGCACTGCTTTTTGAGTTTGACGGGGATGTGCGGCATATCCGCCATGTGATGTATAACTGTTCTGCTTCCCGTCCGAAGATTGAGGGTAAGACTAATGAGGACAAGAAGGAAGTGCAGACGGAAACACTGACTATTAAGGCAACACCGTTGGCAGACGGAAAGGTGAAGGCAAAGACCGGAAACACTACAGATGCTGCGGTTTATGCAGGATGGTATAAAGCTGTATACCTGCCGGCTGCGGAGACGGAATCCCAGGCTGCAGATGACAGTGGGAAGCAGGTGTCTGATGAGGGGAAAACCGGGAAGGATTTGAGCTGAGGAGGATTCTGATATGAGCATGATGAAGAAGATTGATATTGACGGAAAGGCAGTTGCTTTTAAGGCATCTGCCGCCATTCCGCGTATTTACAGGATTAAATTTCAGAGGGATATTTATAAGGATCTGTCTGCTTTGGAGAAGGCAATAGGGAAGGACAGCGGGAACAGTGAGGATGTGAGCAGTCTGGATCTGTTTTCCCTTGAGATGTTTGAGAATATTGCGTATGTGATGGCGAAACATGCAGATCCGACTATTCCGGATAATCCGGAGGAATGGCTGGATGAGTTCAATACGTTCAGTATTTACCAGGTTCTGCCGAAGCTGATCGAGCTGTGGGGGATGAACATCAGGACGGATGTGGAGGCTAAAAAAAAATTCATGCAACAGACCGTGAAATGACAACTCCCCTGTTTCTTCTTCGGTGTGTGCAGCTGGGGATTTCCATCCGGGATCTGGATCTGCTGACTATCGGGATGGTAAATGATATGTTTGTGGAGAGCAGGAACGATGAGTATAAGGGATGGAGACAGGTTGCCACACAGGAGGATTTTGACAGGTTCTGATCCGATGAAATGTGATGACAGGATAAGCGAAAAAAGGTATAATGATTTCATGAAATCAGAAGCTGGAGGAAACATACATGAAAATCGTAATTATTAACGGAAGTGCCAGAAGAGGAAACACGCTGACGGCGATTGATGCATTTATAAAAGGGGCATCAGAAAAGAATGAGATTGAAATCATCCAACCAGACAGACTTCATATAGCACCTTGTAAGGGATGTGGGGCCTGTCAATGTTATAAAGGATGTATTGATCAGGATGATACAAATCCCACGATTGATAAAATTACCGCTGCAGATGTGATTCTTTTTGCTACTCCGGTATATTGGTGGGGAATGTCTGCGCAGTTGAAACTTATCATTGATAAGTGCTACTGCCGCGGTTTGCAGCTGAAAAATAAAAAAGTTGGAACAATCGTTGTGGGAGGATCACCGGTGGATAGTATCCAGTATGAGTTAATTGACAAACAGTTCGACTGCATGGCGAAATATCTTTCATGGGATATGATTTTCCAAAAATCATATTATGCAACAGCCAGTGATGAACTTGCAAAAGACAAGGATTCTATAAAAGAACTTGAAAATATTGGAAAAAACTTATAAGGCATATTTAAAGTTCCAGGTTTCAGGAAAGAAAAAACTAAAAATAATGATGAAAGCATTTGTCAGGATGGCAGGTGCTTTTTTTGTGTCTTTTTTATGGGATTTAGGGGGTGAGCCGTATGGCAGGGAACAGAATTAAGGGAATCACTGTCGAGATTGGCGGCGATACCACGAAATTACAGACTGCCCTGAAAGGGGTTAATACGGAGATCAGGAATACGCAGAGTCAGCTGAGGGATGTGGAGAAGCTGTTGAAGCTGGATCCGGGGAATACGGAGCTGATCGCGCAGAAGCACAGGCTGTTGGCACAGGCGGTTTCTGAGACCAGGGAGAAGCTGGAGACTTTGAAGACTGCGCAGCAGCAGGCGGATGAGGCACTGCGGAACGGGACGATTTCCCAGCAACAGTATGACGGGCTGCAGAGGGAGATTGTTGAGACGGAGCAGAGACTGAGGAGTCTGGAAGAACAGGCGAACCAGTCTGCGACTGCTTTGCAGAAGATCGGGGCAACCGGGGAGAAGCTGCAGGCAGTGGGGGATAAAGTCTCCGGTGTGGGACAGAAGCTGCTTCCTGTGACGGGAGTGGTAACAGGGCTTGGAACGGCGGCGGTGAAAACTGCCGCTGATTTTGACTCTGCGATGAGCAGGGTGGCGGCTGTGTCCGGGGCAACGGGATCTGATTTTGACAGTCTCCGGGACAAGGCCAGGGAGATGGGTGCCAAGACAAAGTTCTCTGCGACTGAGGCGGCGGATGCCATGAATTACATGGCGATGGCCGGATGGAAGACAGAGGATATGCTGTCAGGTATTGAAGGTGTTATGTACCTGGCTGCTGCATCCGGGGAAGACCTTGCAACGACTTCTGATATTGTGACGGATGCGCTGACGGCTTTTGGGCTTACTGCAGGGGATTCGGGACATTTTGCAGATGTGCTGGCGGCTGCTTCCAGCAATGCCAATACCAATGTGTCCATGATGGGCGAGACATTCAAGTATTGTGCGCCGGTTGCAGGGGCTTTGGGATTTTCGGTTGAGGATACGGCAGAAGCCATCGGTCTGATGGGTAATGCAGGTATCAAGGCTTCCCAGGCTGGTACTTCCATGCGTTCCATCATGACCAACCTGACCGGGGATGTGAAGCTGTCGGGTGCGGCGATCGGGGATGTGACCATTGCTACCACAAATGCGGATGGTTCCATGAGGAGCCTGTCTGCGATCCTGGCTGACTGCAGGGTGGCTTTTGGCGGAATGACTGAGGCAGAGAAGGCGAATAACGCGGAGACTCTGGTTGGAAAGAATGCCATGTCCGGGTTCCTTGCACTGATGAATGCGGCTCCGGAGGATATTGCAAAGGTGTCCGGGGCAGTGAATAACTGCAAGGATGCGGCAAAGAACATGGCGGATACCATGCAGGATAATCTGGAAGGACAGCTGACTATTCTGAAGTCACAGCTTCAGGAGCTGGCGATTTCTTTCGGGGATCTGCTGATGCCTGCGGTGCGGAGTATTGTTTCCGGACTACAGGGGATGGTGGATGTGCTGAATGCCATGCCGGACGGGGTGAAGCAGGTCATTATGATCATTGCTTTGTTGGTAGCCGCACTGGGACCGGTACTGATCATTATCGGGAAGGTAATCTCGGCAGTGGGTACGATCATGACGATCGTGCCGAAGCTGGCAGGTGTGATCAATACGGTGAAGACGGCTTTTGGTGCCCTGAATGCAGTGATGCTGGCAAATCCCATTGCTATTGTGATCGCAGCTATTGCAGCCCTTGTGGCTGCTTTTGTTTATCTGTGGAATACGAATGAGGAGTTCCGGCAGTTCTGGATCAGGCTGTGGAATGAGATTAAGGAAGTCGCTGTTCAGGTATGGACGGCGGTTTCGCAGTTTCTGGTTTCTGCCTGGAACGGGATCCGGAATACGGCGGTGGCTGTATGGAATGGCATCAGGGATTTCTTTTCCGGTCTGTGGGCTGGGATTAAGACGCTGTTCACAACGGTTGTCACTGCAATTTCGACGTTCCTTGTGGGAGCGTGGAATGGAATCCGTGCAACGGTTATGGCAGTGTGGAATGCGATTTCAGCATTTCTGGGTTCTGTCTGGAATGGGATTAAGTCTGTTATTACGAATGTGGTAAACGGGATCCGGACATTTTTGCAGACAGCGTGGAATGGAATCAGAACAACTATCACCACGGTGATGAATGCGATCCGGACGGTGATTTCTACGGTATGGAATGGAATCCGGACAATTATTTCTACCGTGCTGAATGGAATCAGGGGTACTGTCAATTCCGTGTGGAATGGGATCAGGAATACGATTTCTTCTGTGGTAAACGGGATTAAGAATACAGTTTCTGGTGCTTTTAATGCCATGTGGAATGGGGTTCGGAGTACCATTTCGGGGATTTACAATACGATCAGGGACGGACTGGGTAATGCGGTGAATTATATTACGGGTCTTGCGTCTGCCGGATGGCGGTGGGGTGCGGATATCATCAATGGCATTGTGAACGGGATCCGGAGCTGTATTGGTGCAGTTGCCAATGCGGTGACGGATGTGGCGAATACGATCCGTTCACATCTGCATTTCTCGGTACCTGACGAAGGACCTCTGACGGATTTTGAGAGCTGGATGCCGGACTTTATGCAGGGGCTGGCTGAGGGCATTGAGAAGAGCCGGGGCATGGTGAAGGATGCCGTGAACGGTGTGGCTGCGGATCTGGTGGTGTCACCGCAGATGGCAGTGGCAGATGGCGGTGTGATGACCAGCACAAGGATGTCCGGCAGTGCGGATCTGACGGCGGGCATTGTGTCGGCGTTGAAGGATGTGCTGGGTGATCAGAAAGGACAGCAGGGGGATCTGGTGATTCCGGTTTATCTGGGTAACCAGCTACTGGATGAGGTGATCGTGACGGCACAGCAGAGAATGAGTCTGAGGAGCGGGGGTAGATAGGATGGCTTTTTTTCAGTATCTTGTATTTGACGGGGAGAACCTGCCGCTTCCGGATTCTTATGAGGTGGAGCTGGAAGATGTGGAGGCGGATTCCGGCGGTGAGACAGAGGCGGGGACGACACAGAGGGATGTGGTGCGGCATGGCGTTGTGAGCATTCCGGTGTCGTTTTCTGTTACGGCGAAGTGGCTTAAGAAGCTGGCGGTGTATGCGAAGAAGGATAAGATCAGTGTGCAGTATTTTGATGTGGAGACAGCGGAACTGAAACTGGCGGAGATGTATGTGACGGGATATAAGGCGAAGCTGAAAAAGGATACCAGTTATAAGGGGCTGTGGACGGTGAGTTTTACACTGAAAGAGTTGTAGATATTTTTATGGGTGGTATAATAAAAACATACAATTTGCGGCTATAACAAGTGAGGAAATGAATATGAATAAAGCACCTAAATGGGGATTTGGAATGGCACCATTAAAATCAGAGACGGAGGCTAAAAATAGGAAAGCTGTTTTGTCTGTGAAACATTTTGTGGAAGGAACAGGAACGTTTGAGTTAGAAAGCCTTTTAGAGAATATCAGCTGGGTTAAAGGCATTTTTAATAGAGTTGTTAAACAGGATCAATGGGACTGGTTTACTGTAAATATGTATTTGGATTATCCCCGATATTCAGACATCAGAGTAATTGTCTCTGAATTAGCAACATTGCGTAATGCGATTAAGAAAAAAGATAACGCACTTGGGGTAGGAAGTATCCGGCGATTAAAGAATAAACATTTTATTGAGTATTGTGATAATTATTTGAACTTTGATATTCATAATGAAACAGAGGCGGATTATTTGTACATATTATCGCGAAGAGAAGAAAAAGATATTTTGAAAATAGGAATGACAACTAGAAATGTGCAAAAACGTGTTAATGAGATTAATTCTGCTACGGGGGTATTATATCCTTATTCTGCACGAAAAGTATTTAAGGTAATAAACTGTAAAAAAGTTGAAAAAGAAGTACATGAATTGCTTTCAGAATACAGAATAAGACCGGATCGTGAATTTTTTAAGATAGGATATAAAGAGGCTTGCACTGTGATTGAAGATTATTTAGAAAAAACAAAACAATATTATTATAGCGAATTATTATGAATTTAAGAAGGCATCGGTCATTCAGTTGGCTGGTGCTTTTTCGTGGGGAAATGGAGGTGGCGGGATGTATCCGGTGTCGGAGGCTTTTCTGAGAGCGGTTAAGAGTAATACGAGGAAATATTTCTGGACGGGTACGATCGTTACCAAGGGCGGAATGACGTATGAGTTCGGGGCGAAGGAGATTGTGAAGGGCTCCGGGTATATTTCCAGGCAGTGCTGCGGGAGTACGGAGATTGAGTTGGGGACGGTGTATGCGGCGGAGATGGGGATTACTCTTCTGAGTGATATTGACAGGTATACGCTGGAGGATGCGCTAGTGACGCTGGTGTTTCATCTGGTGCTGGTTGATGGTTCGGTGGAAGATGTGCCGATGGGAGTTTTTGAGGTCAGCGAGGCGAACCGTCTGGCGAAGTGCCTGGAACTGAAGGCGTATGATTTTATGCTGCGGTTTGATAAGAGTTTCAACGGGTTTGAGACTGTGGGGACTGCTTATGATTTTATTGCTTTGTGCTGTAAGATGTGCAGGGTTGAGTTTGCACATAAGAGGGCAGAGATTGATGCCATGCCGAATGGCGGGGTGACGCTTTCTGTTTATACTGAAAATGATATTGAGACCTGCCGGGATGTGCTGTTTTATGTGGCACAGGTTCTGGGAGGTTTCTTTATTATTAACAGGGAGGGGAAACTGGAACTGAGAAAGTACGGGAAGGATTCTGTGATGAAGGTGGAGCAAAGGCACCGGTTTTCTTCCAGCTTTTCGGATTTTATTACCAGATACACGGCAGTGAGTTCCACCAACAAGCAGACGCAGATTGCAGAGTATTATGCTCTGGATCCGGATAATGGGCTGACCATGAACCTGGGTGTGAACCCGCTTCTGCAGTTTGGGTTAAAGGAGACCAGGGAGATGCTGTGCAGGAATATCCTGGAAGATCTGTCTGTGATCCGGTATGTGCCGTTTGATTCGGATACCATCGGGAACCCTGCCCTGGATCCAGGGGATGTGCTGACATTTGCGGGAGGACAGGCTGATGAGGGACAGATCACCTGTATCACTTCCATCAGACAGAAAATCGGGGGAAAGCAGAGCCTGAAATGTGTGGGGAAGAACCCGAGGCTGGCTCAGGCGAAGTCAAGGAACGACAAGAATATTTCGGGGCTGCTGAATCAGATTGAAGACAATGCGAAGACTGGGAAGATCGGGATCCACACGTTTACCAATGCTTCCGTACATGAGATCGGGCAGACAAAGGTGAAGTTGATCAGTATCCAGTTTGCTTCTTCTGAGGAAAACCATATGCAGTTTTTTGCACAGGTTGTTGTGGATGTGGCTGCGGATTCGGTGGAACGGTCTGCGGAGGCTTCCGGGACTGTGGTGATTCCGTTTCCGGGCGGAACGGGAAGTGGTACGGGTGGTTCTGATGGAACCGGGGAGGCATCGGATGCAGGAAGCTCTGAAAATGATGCGGCAGGGAATGGGGCTGGAAATACTTCCGGGAATGAGAATACAGGAAGTGGCGATGAGGCTTCCGGTGGAGCAGATGCAGGATCTGGGAGTGGTTCTGAAATTTCTGTGGATGTGAGCCTGCCGGTGAAGTGGCAGGAAGACGGACAGGCGGTCTGCCATGTGGTCTTTGAATTTAATAACGAGGAGATTGTGGAGCATTGTCCGGTGGAGACCTGGCATTCCGGGAAACATATTTTGTCGCTGTATTATCCCATTGAGAAGATTGTTGCCAATTATACGAATACATTCAATGTGTATCTCTGGATGGAGAATGGAAGCGGGACAGTTGATGTGGGAGACTGCATTGCTTCTGTCAGCGGACAGGCAATGGCGGCTGGGGAAGCATGGGACGGAAAGCTTGAGGTGGAAGATTATACCAGGAGATTTGCCATTGGCGGAGGACTGGATGTGAATGTTTTCCGGGATTCGCTGTCCATGCAGATGAAGGAGACAGTGAACAGAGGCTTTGAGGTGTATTTTACTGAGAGAGCGGGAATCAGCGGTTTCTGCAGACCGGTAGAAATGGAGGGCGTGTGATGAGATTAAAAGGTGAGATGGTCATTGAACTGACCGATACGAATACGGGTGCGGTGGAAACCGTGCAGGAGACGAATATGATCACGGAGGCAGTGAATAACATTCTGGGGCTGAATCCCATGGGGATTTATCTGAAAGCCAGCGGAGAGTATGACAATTCTGTTCTGTGGAACGGGACGCTGCTTCCCATCTGTCCGAACATGATCGGGGGGATCCTGCTGTTTCCGGCAGTGCTGGAAGAAAAGGCGGATCATATTTACGAGCAGGGGAAGAACCTGCCGGTGGCTTATGCTTCCAACAATGTTAATTCCGGTTCCAATGTGGCGAGGGGAAGCCTGAACCAGACGGAGAGCAAGAAGCTGGACAATGGATATAAATTTGTGTGGGAGTTTACACCCAGCCAGGGAAATGGAAATATTGCGGCGGTGGCACTGACCAGTGCCCTGGGTGGGCAGAATGCTTTTGGCAGTGCGGCAGGGGATGCCAGCACGTTCCTGCTTCTGAAAAAGGTGGATATCGGGGATATCCCGAAGGCGAAGCAGATGACACTGTTTGAGGCAGTGGAGCTGGATTTTGAAAAGAACCTGCTGTATTCCATCACCTTTGGAACTTCCAGTGTGACCATTACGAAGATCCGGATCCCGGTGTTTAACATCGGGCTGAATGAGAAGCTGGATGATACCACGTATACCGTACTGGAGGAACAGACACTGACAACGGAAAGTTTTACGTTTCTGGGGGATTATACGAAGTACGGGGAATTTATGGACGGACATGACGGATACTGGTATGGATTTTCCAATGAGCCGAATTCCTCCGGGGATGCGAAGATGGTATGGATCCGGATCTCCAAAAAGGATTATTCCTTTACGGAGGGAAGCTGGATACTGTCCAAGGCGAAGCTTTCGGAAGTGGGAACAAGGGCAAAGGACGGTTCCTATCCGGAACGGAATGTAAAATGCTGTGTGCGGAAGGGGTATCTGTATGTGCCTTCTTATGATAAGAAGGGAGTTTATAAGATCAATACTGCAAATTCAGCGGATGTGACACTGATCCCGCTGGGCTTTACTTCCAAGCTGAAATCCCTTGGGGAGGCTGGTTCGTGTGAGGTGTATATGACACTTCTCGGGGACATGATCGTGGCAGGGGATTTCCAGATCACGGCGGATGACAGGGTGATCAGGACGCAGGGGAGTGCAAGGTTTGAAGCCATGGCAACGCCTTTGTTCCAGTATAAGAACTTTGTGTTTATGTGGGGCGGCAGTTACGGGAAGGAGCACAGGTGTGCTTACCTTCTGACACCTTATCTGGCAAGTATCAATAATCTTTCGTCAGCGGTGGTGAAGAATACGGATAAGACTATGAAGATCACGTATACGCTGACAGAGGAAACAATGTAGGTCTTTCAGCCGCAAGGCATGAAGATAGAAAACTTATTTACGGCAGTTCTCAGAAATGGGAGCTGCTTTTTTCATGGGAGGAGGATTCTGGCATGAAGGAATTTTGGAACTTTATTCAGATGGTTTTTATGGCTGTAGGCGGATGGCTGGGCTGGTTTATGGGAGGCTGTGACGGGCTTCTGTATGCCCTGATCGCTTTTGTGGTGATCGATTATCTGACCGGGGTGATGTGTGCTTTTGTAGATCATACGCTTTCCAGTGAGGTGGGATTTCGTGGAATCTGCAGGAAGGTGCTGATCTTTCTGTTGGTGGGAATGGCGAATATTCTGGATGTGGCTGTGATCGGGAACGGATCTGTACTGAGGACAGCGGTGATCTTTTTCTATATTTCCAATGAGGGTGTGAGTTTGTTGGAGAATGCAGGGCATCTGGGACTGCCGATCCCGCAGAAGATGAAGGATGTGTTGGAACAGCTGCATGACAGAGGGGAAGGGAGTGATGGGGAATGAGGATTGCAAGGGAGAAATTTATCGCAGATATTGCGGGATATGTGAAGAAGTATGCAGGGCAGTATGGGATTCTGGTGTACTCGCCTGTGATCGCACAGGCAGTGCTGGAATCTGGATGGGGTGAGAGCAGGCTGGCCAGTCAGTACCATAATTATTTCGGACTGAAATGCGGCACCAGATGGACTGGCAGGTCTGTAAATATGCGTACACAGGAAGAATACATGGAAGGGACGCTGACTTCCATCCGTGATAATTTCCGGGTGTTTGATTCCATGGAAGAGGGCGTGAAGGGTTATTTTGAGTTTATTCAGCTGGAACGGTACCGAAACCTGCAGGGAATCCGGGATCCGCAAGAGTATCTGGAAACCATCCGTGCTGATGGGTATGCCACTTCTTTTTCCTATGTGGAAGACTGCATGAAGGTGATCCGTCAGTATGAACTGACAAGATTTGATGAAGGGGGATGCGAGACTATGGCAAAGACTGCTGAGAGTGTTCTGGATGTGATGAGGGGCTGGCTTGGGTTCAGTGAGGCCAATGGAAAGTTTAAGGAGATTATTGATCTGTATAACAGTGTGAAGCCGCTTCCCAGAGGATATGCGGTGCAGTATTCGGATGAATGGTGCGATACCTGTGTGTCTGCTGCAGGGATCAAGGCAGGATGCAGTGAGCTGATCGGCAGGGAGTGCGGTGTTGAGGAGCATGTGAAGATTTTTAAAAAGCTGGGGATCTGGATTGAAGATGGTACTATTACACCGGAGCCGGGTTATGTGATTGTCTATAACTGGGATAAGGCAGCACAGCCGAATGACGGGTACAGTGATCATATTGGTTTTGTGGAGAAGGTTTCCGGCGGAATGGTAACTGCTATTGAAGGTAACCGGGGTGAAAAGGTTGACAGAAGGGTGCTCCCTCTGGGATGGGGATTTATCCGTGGATATGCGGCTCCGCGGTATGAGAAGGCTGCGAATGAAACCGGCGGGAATACCGGTACAGGAAAGAAGAGTGTGGAAGCTGTGGCGAAGGAAGTGCTTGCCGGAAAGTGGGGGAACGGCGAGGACAGAAAGAAGAGACTGCAGGCTGCGGGATATGATTATGGGGCAGTGCAGGCGAAGGTGAATGAGCTGGTGAAAGGCAGTGGGAAAAAGAGTGTGGATGCTGTGGCAAAGGAAGTTATTGCCGGAAAGTGGGGGAACGGCGCGAACAGGAAGAAGAAACTGCAGGCTGCGGGATATGATTATGGGGCAGTGCAGAAACGGGTGAATGAAATGTTGAAGAAATAG